TGAAGGGACAATTACTCAAGTTCAAGCACTGGCACAATCCGGTCAGATTGATCCTGCAGCGGCTCAACAACAGATACAAGAGGTTCAAATGCAAATGCAGAATCCATCTGAGGTTGCCAAGTTAATTTCACTTCAGGAAGCACAGCTTTTGCCTGCTCTGCTAAAGGAGATTACGCCTGCAGGAGAAGATCCGATGGCTGATCCATTAGTTCAAATACGTATGCAGGAGTTGGGCATTAAACGTGATGAAGAAGAGCGTAAGGCAAAAACAGACGCAGCTAACTTAATGATACAAAACCAAAAGATGCAGGCGAAAGCGGCAGAAGTATCTGCCAGATTAGAAACTCAGGAAGAAATAGCTGATGACAGAAACCAAGTGAATCGAGAAAGAATTGCTGTTCAGAGAGAAGCAAGGAGTCGGAGAAACTAATGCCTTTAAAAAAAGGATCGTCTCAAGAAGTTATTAGTCAAAACATCAGAACCGAGATGGCGGCTGGAAAACCTCAAAAACAAGCAGTTGCTATTGCGCTGAATGTCGCGGGGAAAAAGAAAAAAAAGTATGGTAGTGGTGGGGCCGTCACTACTTACAGTGCCATTGCGAGGCCTCAGAGGTTTACTGGTGTTTTCTAATGATAGATCCTATAGCTGCATTTTCTGTTGCCACTGCTTCCTATAAAAGTATTAAAAAAGTAATTAATACTGTTCAGGAAATGGATCAGATTTCGGGCCAGCTTGGTAAGTGGTACTCAAGTTGCGCTGATATTGCACGAGCAGAGCAGCAAAGAAAAAACCCAACGTTTTTAGAGAAGGTTACTCAGGGCCGTTCTATTGAAGAAGAGGCTCTGCAAATTTTAATACATAAAAAAACCAACAAGGAACGAGAATTGGAAATAAAAGCCATGCTCGATATGAGATTTGGTTTTGGTACATATGATGAAATGCTTGAGATGAGGCGAACAATTCGTAAAGAGAGGGCGGAGAGAGAACATGCTAGGGATGAGTCTAAAAGGCAGATACAAAACAACTTAGCTATTGTAGCTTTGATTTTTGCTATATCGGGCGTTATTGTGGGAATTATTTATTTGATCACACAGGCAGGATAATATGGCACATTTAGATTTGGACCAAGACGGAGTTGTTTCCAAAGAAGATATTGAGAAAAGTAAAAACATTGCTCAGATGGAGGATGCGCAACGTAAGCACTTGGCGCAATTACGTCTGGCTCGTTATAGTTTAGTTTTCATGGCTGTATATACACTTCTGCTTTTTGCTCCGTTTGTTGATGATAAGCGCGTTGAGTTGCTTACCAGCGTTAGCGAATTATTATACATTTCACTCGCAAGTATCGTTGGTGCCTATATGGGATTCACGAGTTGGGCGTCTAAAAACGGATGAAGAAATGACCAGTATTTTAGATAAGTTAGAAGAAGCTCGACAGGCGGAGCGTAAAAAAATATTAGAGATTTTAGAACAAAGATTCCCACCTTGGGTTAGTACACTTTTAAGAAAAATTTTAAGGGAGAAACGTCTATGATTGCATTACTAGGAAGTTTGTTAGGTTTTGGTTCTTCGTTTTTACCAGAAGTTCTAAATTATTTTAAAGCAAATCAACAACAAAAGCATCGTATGGAAATGATGCAACTTGAAACGCAGTTGGCTCAAAAACGCTCAGAGATGAAGTTGGTTGAGTTAGATAAGAAGGCAGATATTGAGGAGGCGAAAGGTCTGTATGCACATGATCAGTCTATCGACGCTGGAGGTTTTATCAACGCTCTTCGGGGTAGCGTTCGTCCTGTTATTACTTATGCCTTCTTCTTACTCTTCTGCGCGACGAAGGTGGTAATCATGGTCAAGGTTACGCAATCTGGTGGAGATTGGACGCAAGCGGTTGATCTTATGTTTGATTCAGAAACTCAGGGACTATTTTCTGCTGTTTTAGCGTTCTGGTTTGGAAATAGGGCATTGTCTAAGTATGCGGTAAAATGACAGTAGTACCCTTTCCTAAATTATCTGATATGGACAAACAGTTTCTTGAGTTAGAGGAGCAGCGGGAGAAGATACTTGAGCAAAGAAAGCTTATTTCCTCTCTTGTAGATTTCGATTCGCTAATAACTATCCCTGTCAGACAGAAAGGAAAAAAATGATTTGGGCATCTGTTTTTCTGCTTTGTATGCCCTCAAGCTGTATAACAGCTAGTTCACCACTTTTTGCCTCTAAAGAAGCATGTGAACAGGCTGTTGAAGAATATGGAATGCAGAAAGTAAAAGAAACTTTTATTGGATACATAGTTTTAGACTGGAAGTGTGTATCATTTGGAGAGGTTGGAGTTTGAGATGGCATTTAAACTAAGCAAACGCAGCATGACACGCATGGAAGGCATACGCCCTGATATGATTTCCATTGTTACAGAGGCCATAAAGCATACATCTGTTGACTTCGGTGTGACATGCGGGATGAGAACCATTGAACAGCAGCGTGAATTAGTTCGCACTAAAAGAAGTCAGACCATGAAAAGTAAACATTTAACAGGACTGGCTGTTGATGTTGTTGCGTACTTTGGTAAAGAGGTTTCTTGGGAAGGCGCGGTTTATGATGATATTGCAGATGCTTTTAAGGCTGCTTCAGCAAAGCTTGGCATTCCTGTTCGTTGGGGTGGTGCTTGGCACATAAATGACATTGCTGCTTTTAAAGGAAGTATGGAAGACGCTACAAACGAGTATGTTGATTTAAGGCGTAGTCAAGGTAAACGTCCGTTTTTTGATGGACCCCACTTTGAACTCTCTGGACAAAACGCTTTAGACAGCGCCTATGCATAAAAGGCTTATGGTTCATGGATATTGTAAGACTAACTGATCATTTACGTAGAAAAATTGAAGTTAGAACGGATGATTTAACCCTTGCGCTTTCAAGTGGTTCTGTGCAGAACTGGGAGCAATATAAAATGACGGTAGGAGAGATACGAGGCCTCTCTTTTATTGAAGATGAACTAAGGGCCTTGCTGAGGAATAGCTTTGAAGATGACGAAGAGCATAATTCTACCTAAATCTGTTCGAGAACGTGTTTTAAAACAAAAAGATGATACATCTTTAAAAAGTCCATACATTCATAGCGAAGAACGGGTGCTAGAGCCCTCGTTACTTAAAAAGTCTGTATTAGAGCGATTACCGCAACCCACGGGTTGGAGGATACTCGTTATGCCCTATCAGGGTAAATCAAAATTAGACAGCGGTCTTTTTATTCCAGATGAGGTTGTGGAACGAGAAAATATTGCGACTGTTGTAGCAAATGTTCTCAAGGTTGGACCACTTGCTTACAGCGACAAGGAAAAATATGGCTCTGCTTGGTGCAAAGAGGGTCAATGGATTTGTATTGGAAGATACTCTGGTTCTCGCTTTAAACTTGAAGATTTTGAAGTTCGTATCATCAATGATGATGAGGTAATTGCCACTATTTTGGAGCCTAGTGATGTCAAGCACGTCTGATATTAAAGAACAAGAACAGGAACAAGAGGTTGAAGTAGAGGTTGAGCTTGAGGCCGATTCTTCAAGTTCTGATGATAAAGGTAATGTTTCGGCAGAACCAGAGACGGAGCTTGAAGATTATAGTGAGCGTGTTCAAAAGCGTATTAATAAGCTGACGGCAAAGGCAAAACAAGAGGAGCGCGACAGAGAGGAAGCTGTTCGTGTTGCTCAACAGTTAAAGTCAGAAAACGATAAGCTCCGGAAAAGAATGACTGCTTTAGATAGCGGATATATTTCGGAACGTGAGAAAACTATTCTAAGTCAATTAGACGCTGTAAAACGCGCTCATAAAGAAGCTTATGAGTCTGGAGATCAAGAGAAGTTGTTTTCTCTTCAAGAGAAACTCTCTGCGTTGACATTAGCTAAGTCTCAAGTTTTGCAGGCTAAAAACAAGCAAAAACGTGTACAACAACAGGCTCAACAACAACCACAACAAGTTGATCCAGCGCAACAACCTGCACAACAGCAAGTTGCCCCTGATCCCAAAGCAGAGGCTTGGGCGGCTAAAAATGAATGGTTTGGTGAGGACTCTGTCATGACTGCGAGTGTTTTTGCCATACACAATCAGTTGCAAGCAGAGGGAATTGACGGAAACAACGAAAATTACTATACTGAGCTAGATAAACGAGTTCAAGAAAACTTTCCGCATAAGTTTCCAGAGAACTCGCGGTTGCAAGGTACGCAAACTGCAAGTACCGTCAACGTGGGAGGAAGTCAGGTCGCTTCTGCTACATCCTCCGCATCACGCAGTAATAAGCAGGGGCGCAGTCTTTCGGTGAAACTTACGCCATCTATGTTAGCAATCGCAAAGCGATTACGTGTATCCCCTGAAGATTATGCAAAACAGTACGCTAAATTGGAGGGAAAAAACTATGGCAGATAGAGCATCAAGAAAGAGTCAATCGAGGGAAGAAGAAACTCGCAGAAAACCTTGGGCACCGCCCAATTATCTTGAGGCACCAGATCCGCCACCAGGATATGTTAACCGTTGGATTAGAACAGCCTTGCGTGGCGAAGAAGATAAGATGAATGTTCACGCAAAGCTAAGGGAAGGTTGGGAACCTGTACGTGGGGATCAACATCCTGAGTATAAATATCCTACTATTGAAGACGGTAAATATGCTGGTGTTATAGGACAAGGTGGACTCATGTTGTGTATAATTCCTGTAGAGACAGTTAAAGAAAGAACTGCACATTACGGGGGCAGAACCCGCGAACAAATGCTGTCTGTTGATGAAGATTTAATGAAGGAGCAACATCCTTCGATGCCTATTTCAAATAATAGGCAAAGTCGTGTAACTTTCGGAGGTCGTGAACGCGGCTCCGAATAATCTAGAGGACTGCTATTATGGCAAATGCTAATAGTGCTTTTGGCTTAAAGCCAATTGGTGTAGTCGGTCAGGGCTACAACACTACTGGTATGACAGAATATCGCATAGCCGCTGGAAACACTAACACGATCTTTCAGGGTTCTCCCGTTATTCCCCTTTCGACTGGCTTTATTGACATAGTTGGAGCGGCAAGTGGAGGAACTGTAGGTCTAGTTGGTGTATTCAATGGATGCGAATATGTCTCGTCTACTACTGGTGAGAAAATATTTTCTAACTTCTGGCCTGGTTCTGGCGCGGATACAAACTTCCCCGTCAAAGCCTTCGTGTTCGATAACCCATTGCAATTGTATACAATTTGCTCAGATGCTACATTAACTGATGAAGCAACGGCAAGAGCAGCCGTGTTTGCAAATGCTAACTTTTCTTCTGGTACTGGAGGTTCTACCACAACAGGTAAGTCTTCAGCACAGTTGGGTGTCAGCACTATCGCTGTCACTGCAAACTTAAATCTGAGAATTATGGGGATTCAAGATGACCCAGAAAACTCTGATTTTACTGCAGTTGGCATTCCAATGATCGTTCGTCTAAACAACTCCTTCAACTCGCCCAATGGTGCGATTGCAGGCGGCACTGTTTCGACGACTGGCGTATAAGGAGACTAACTTATGGCTATCTCTCGCGCACAACTAGCGAAAGAGTTGGAACCCGGTCTCAACGCCTTGTTTGGTATGGAGTACGATAGGTACGAAAATCAACATGCGGAGATATACACTACTGAAACTTCAGATCGAGCATTTGAGGAAGAGGTGATGTTATCTGGGTTTGGAGCAGCACCAACTAAATCAGAAGGTTCTGCTGTTAATTTCGATGATGCAAATGAAGCGTTCACGGCTCGTTACAATCATGAAACAATTGCATTAGCGTTCTCAATAACTGAAGAGGCTGTTGAGGATAATCTATATGATGCGCTTGGATCACGTTATACTCGTGCCTTGGCTCGTTCTATGGCGCATACTAAACAGGTTAAGGCGGCTGCAATCCTTAACAATGCGTTTACTGCAGGTGCTTCTGCAGGTGGTGACGGAGTTGCACTTTGTGCGACAAATCACCCTCTTACTTCAGGTGGCACCTTTTCAAACGAGCCTTCAGTAGCTGCGGATT